CTTTCTCGGCTTTTTCGTTTGTTAATGACATTACGTCGAGTCGAGCTGAAATGTCTGCGACTTGTTTTTGAATGTCCATTAGCATTTCAACTTCATTAATTTCTGACTTGTCGTTGACTTTCATGTCTTCCGAATCCCCTGTATTCCTCATTTTCACTTCACCCACTTTACTAATTTTTTATTAGCAGTGAAGTATGAGCTGTATCCGGCATGACGGGCTTTGAAAACGTTGTGGTACTCAAAGAACCCACTTACCGGTAATACTGAACCCTTTTTAAAGTGGTTCTGCTTAATGCCGTTTAGATATGTGTTGATACCGTGTTTCGATGTCACTTTTAGCTTTTTTACTTTACTGCTGTGGTAGTATCCAGTCAAATATTGCGCCGGAATCCAGCCGACGACTTGATCGCCGTTATACAATAATGCGATTTGATTAGATGTTCCAATATGAACAGCTTGCACTTGCTTGACGGTCAGCAACTTGGAAGCAGTCGCACTGTCGATTGTTTTGTTGCTTGGGTAAAACTTGGCGTTGCTGTCAACTCTGACACGTTCGCCGACCATATGGCCACCGTCGACATACTTCGAGTTGTTGTCAGTTGTTGACCCTGCAAAATAGTTATTGAAAGCCGTCCCGATCGTTTTGGAAGCGTCGATTGACTCGCCAAGTGCTTGACTATAATGTCGGTCAGTGTACTGCCATAGCCCGTAGTCCTGTGGGCTTGGGGTTGCTGTCTGGTATGACGCAAGCCAGAAACCGTCGTAGTTCGCTTTAGTCCTAATATACGAATTATAGAAAGACCTGTACGAGTACAAAACAACCGGCTTACTTGTTAGTGACTGCATTTCTGAACCCCACGACTTAACGGCGGTTGAATACCTGCCACTTGTGGTTGTATACTGCTCGGCGTCGTTAATGTAGAACAGCGCTTTCGGTGCACGTTCGTAAAGCGATTTGGCTTCGCCCTTGGCGTCGGTAGCGTTTAGGTACTGACTAAATGAATAGACAGCATACTGAACGCCAGCATTGGCCAAGACTTGAGCATTATGTGCAAAGACCTTGTCTTTATATGCTGACCCGTATTGGACACGTAAGATGACGCCCTTGGCTTCGCTCTTGAGCTTTTTGGCACTTGCCGGGATTATACTACCTTGCCACTCTGAAACGTCGTATACAGGTCTGCTGTCGGCCTTGACGGGTTGAGTAATCCCTAACAATGCAAGTGATAAACCGGCAACGACCAACAAAATTCTACTCTTTCTCATTTTTTTGTTCGCCTTTCTTTTTGCTTTCTTGAATGGTTCTAATGTATGCCGACTTGACAGCATTTTCACGGGTTAGCCGTGCAATTTCTTGTGTCAGTTCAGCAATAACATATTCTGGGTTGACTGGTATTTCTTGCATATATATCACTTCCTCAAATGCCGACTTTTGCGACAAGTTTTTGAATGATAGGAATAAGAAGCACCCAAAGTTTAGCGTACTCAATTCCCTCTATCTCCCCATTTTGACCGAAGTACAAGTATTTGTCTAGTCCTACTTCGTGTAAGTCTTCGGCAATCAGTCCCGGAATTTCACGGGTTTCGTCTTCAATCATCGGCGTTTCACCGTTTGAAGTCTTTTCGACATAGTCTTCGATTTGGCCTTTGTCAAACCAATACTTCGGTGTCAGCTTTAGAATAGCTTGGCACTGACTATCGAGGTCTTGCATTTCGTGAATATCGAGTTTGTACTTGCTTGCTGACGTTGACCGAGTGAGTGAGCCGGCCACCGTTATATAAACGTTACCGGCATGAGAGTTCGTCGCGTTGTAAATAGATTGTGACTGCACACGGCTGTCACCTGTGCCCGATTCGAGTTTAAGTGCGTCAGTCGCCCCGTCGGGTTGTATAAGACCCGTGTGAACTCTATTGGCCGCATACACGTCCGGCGCTTGTAATTTGACGGCGTGTGTTAGTTGAGATTTGTTGACTCTGAAAGCCTCGTTGTTTTGACCGTCAGTGATAACAAAGTGGGTAGCGTCAAGGAAAGAACGCCCGATCAGGTTAGCTCGTGCACTGTCCTGCATTTCATTCTTAATCCCGCCGGCATTGATTATTGAGGTTGTATAGTTGGTATCATTGCCGTCAGTCAATTGTTGGTTGCTATCATAGTATGCCCAAGACTCGTAGTTACTGTCATAGTATTGTGTTTGACCGGAAACAATCAGTTCTCCTTGCGCCATTGCGACCGTTCCTTGTGACGCGATTGGGAAGTAGTATCTTGGGTCTTGCGCAATTGAGTATGACGACCAGATAACACCGCCGTCACCGAGTGAAATGAGTGGCGAGTCAATTGACGCACCCATAATCGAAGCGCCCACAATTTGCTTTTGATAGTCGATACCAGTCCATGTATTGTTAGCATAACTCTGAACGCTGTCGATGTTGTCGATGTTTAGTGTAATTTGGCTGTCGTTTACGGCATTTCCCGTTGTTCCGGGAATTGTCACGGTCTGGGTTTCCTCGTGATATGGTTCTGGGTCGCTTCCCGAATTTGTATCTGTCCCGTAGCGCGTGCCGGTTTGTAAGTTTTTGATAGGAACGTAAGCCATGTTACCGTTGTAAGCCTTGTAAAAGCACCACAATACACCGGATTCAATGATTTTACCTTGATAGTTTGCACTCAAACCGTTGTATGTGTAAGCGCTCGTTGTCGCCGTCATGCTTGGCGAACCTTTTTTAATCGGCTGTTTTTGATTCCATGTAAATGTTCCGGAAGTCGTAACAGACAAGCCGTCATTTGGAACTTTGACCGTTACTGTTTGCGTTGTGCTTTCAGTACCACCATTCGACGAGTCATCATGATAGTTTAGATATTCTTGAGTTTGCTCTATTTTGAACCAAATTGCTCCGTCGTCGGGGTCAGTTGGCTGGTCTTGTTGAAAATAAACGTTGTCAGAGAAGTACGTTTTTTTGACGAGGGCAATACCGTTCTGGGCGTCTTGTGCGTCTTGCTCGGCCTTGTTTGCCGTTGTCTGGGCACTTTGAGCGTTGCTGTTGGCCGTATTGGCTGTCGCTTGAGCAGTCTGGGCGTCAGCTTGAGCTTTATTGGCGTTGGCAATAGCCGTCTGGGCGTTTGTTTGAGCAGTTTGAGCGTTGGCGATAGCCGTTTGCGCGTCTTGCTGGGCTTTCGTGACGTTGTTGTTGGCCGTTTCGGCTTGTTCTTGTGCTTGCTGAATTTGAAGTGTCACGTCTTCGGGTGCTGGCGAGTAGCTAGTCGCCTTTGTACTGAACTCGAATTTGAACTCACCGCCAAGCGAGCTTATCGGTGAAGACAGTCGCATGTATGCACAACCGTCGGGAATTGTCAATCCGGTGTCAGCAGTCAAATTTTTGTAAGAGATGAGCTTTTTGTTGCTATCATAAAAGGCGACACAGCAAGAACCGGAAGTCGAATTCTTGGTGATCGAAAAATATGCGACCTTGTTGCTATCGACAGAAATGTAATCAGAGTGGACATCGTTGCTCCCAGTGGTGACTGTTCCGTCGCTGGCCAAATATCCATTCTGGCCGAGTGAAGCCCAGTAAGCCGGTGCAATGTAGTTCCGTGAGTCAAACTTTAAAGCGTTCAATTGATTTTGTGCATTTGTGACAGCATTCTGGGCGCTCGTTGCGTCAGCTTGAGCCTTTTGCAATGCGGCTTTTGCAGTGGCCAAGTCAGCGTTGGCTTTGTCAGCACTCGCTTGAGCATTCTGGGCGCTCGTGATAGCGGTCTGGGCATTTGTTTGAGCAGTCTGTGCGTTATCGCTGGCCGCTTGTGCGTCTTGCTGGGCTTTTTGTGCATTTGACAGGGCTGTTTGTGCATTTGCGACGGCTGTTTGTGCGTCCGTTACTGCCTTTTGTGCGGATTCATTGGCGTTTTGTGCTGACTGACTGACGGTCGATATTTGAGAACTGGCCGTGTCGGCTGTTGTTTTGGCGTCGTTGGCTGTCGTTTGCGCATTGTTTGCCGTCGTGTTGGCGTCGTTGGCCGTTGTGTTGGCCGTGTCGGCCGTCTGTTGCGCTCGACTCGCTTTTAAAGCATTATCAGTAAAATTGACATCAATTGGATTACTTAGTGCCATTTTGTCAAGTCCTTTCTGTAAATGGAATTGTATAGAAATATTGAAGTTCATCGCCAGAACCGTAAGCCTTACGTTCGTTAAAACTCATGAATAAGTTTCCACTGCCGTCAAGGTAAACTGTTTCCGGCTCGACTTGGCCATTCTCGTTACTGATTTGAGTAAGGTTGTAAGGTGTTGCAAATTCCTCGCCGAGATGTGCCACGTTTACGCAGTACATCATTGGGGTATCTTTACCGTTGGCATTTCCGGAGTTCCATATTAGATATGGAAATAGTAGACTTTGTGACTGGTATGTCTGGTTTGCTGGGTCGAAACCGTAGTCTTTTACATTGAAAGTGTACAGTTTGTTGATTGAACCTGCTTGCAGTTCGGAAATCCGGTAAATATCAATAACGCCGCTTTCGTAAGATAATGCGACCAGTCCAGAAGTTTTGTCATAGGAAGTCCGGAAGTAGCTTGTTTTGGTCAGCACGTTGGTAACTTGTGAGCTGTCTTGGTTGTATGTCGCGCCGCCATTATAAGCGACAATTGACAACCGGTACTTGGTAGGTGTGACGCTAGAATCGTATGTCGTGCAAACAATTGTCTTGTCGTCGATCATGCCGAAACTAGCCCCGTGGCCACCCTCATTTATAATCATGTGGTCAATTGGACTCATGTACTTGTCACGGTGAACGTACCAAGTGTTGTCAGAACCGTCATTGTGGCAAGTCATGAAAGTGCCGTCAGATAGTGGTATGGCATACTGTACGGCATGTTTTATCACGTCATAGCTCGAGCCAATTGAACCGACAAAATGTGGGCTTTCTTGATTGATACTTGCTTCCGGTTCGGTTGTCATTTGAGATGTGTCAATTGCTAGTCGAAGCGTTCCGACTTCGCTTTCGTTGATGTGTAGCAAGTATCCGGAAGCGTCAAAATTCGGGTCAATCGCACCACCAACGAAGTGCGACCATTGGAAACCGGCCGGCAATACCATAGCCGTAACGTTTTTATTGTTGACGTAAACTTGTGCGATCGCCCGTTTAGTTTCGGTGGCCACCGAAAAGTCAGTTCCGTCTGGGTAGAGAATGTTTGGTCTTACCACTGACACGTCTGACTTGGCTTGCTCTATATCCGAGCTTATGTTGTTCTTTAGGTCGGCCAACATGTTTTGAATACTTTTGGGTGTGGTAGGGTTCAGCGTTCTGAATTCGCCGTAAGTCACTGAATTATCGCTTGGGTCGGTGTCACTGACGTGCGTGGCAATCACCTCGGCAAGTACGGTCAGCACTGGCACAACGTCCATGTTCTGAATGAAGTTGGTCTCGCCAAGATCGGGCATTTTATCGGCTGGCATGTAAGCAGTCGTTACAACATAGGTATACTGTGGGTGGTTGTACTTGGCGAGTTGCTTTTTACCCCAGTCTAGCAGTGCTTGGGGCTGGCCAATGTTGTCGTTTTCGAGTGTCTTTTCTGAAAAGGTTGTTCGCTGGCCAAAATACTTTTCGTTGGCGTCTGCGTCTTGAACATATTTTTTGCCACCATTGACGCTTGAGACGTCAGTCGAGTCTTTGCCGACTAGATAGATTCTTGTAAAAATTTGAGTATTGTCCTGCGAGCGTGTGAAGCCGGATAACCCATTCTCAAATTGAATTGTTCGTCCGTCGGTCGGTAACGCCTTGGTGACGGTATCTGTCGAGCTTGGATAGTCGTACATGTCACTGTCCTTGTCTTCAACACTCGCGTTGTTGGCTGTAATCGGAAAATGCAAGTTCCTTAGAAAGTCAACTTTCTTTGTTATAACTCCATTCTTAATTTCTACATAAGCTCTAACTTCTGCACGATAGTCGCTTGTAAGTTGAGAGAATGCCGTCATAGCGTTGTCTGAACTTGAAACGTCGAACTCTGTCGGGTTGTCGGTGACGTTTGCAAGGTCGTCGACGTTGCCAAGCTCCCAGCCAGAATTTTGAAGAATGTATGCCAAAATATCCCTTAGCTTGCTGTTGGTGAAAGCCTTGTCGTCCATGTGTTGTTGGTTCATCGAAAAAGAGAAAGCATTCGCCAATGAAACGTTGACAATTGGAAAGTCGCCAGAAACGTCAGTAATGAAGTTAGTAATTCCGTAAAGATAGTTATATCCGTCAGCACCTTGCCAAAGAACCCAGCCATTAGGGTCGAATCCGCTCCGGTTGTAATCCTTGAGCGTCATGCTGAAAGTCATTGTGTCTTCCCATTGACGTCCAGAGTCGTCCGACTCAATTGAAACGTTGCGAGCATGTGAGAAGTATGGAATCCCGTTCCCGTCTAATGACAGCGTATTGATATAATTCATTTTTGCGTCGTACAGTTCGATTTGTCGCACTTTTTTCAGTCCTTTCATGTACACAAAAATAGGGTTGTGCGAGTTCTGATCGCATAGCCCTATTATACACGCTAGTAAGTCACTGAACGATAACCGATTATCCACTGGTCAGTCGGGTTCATGACGTAAGTCCTTGCTTTACCGGCTGGTACTTTCAACGCCGGAATGTTGCTGTCTGGCGACTTGAGAAGCGTGCCGCCGACATTGTTGAACGGTGAACCGTTCTTGTAAACAACACCGGTTTCGGTCGATATTTTAATTTCATCGCCAGCATGAGCAATAATGTCTGGCGATTCGTCGTCCGAATTGTTTGAGCTTGTACCGTCAATAATTTCGTACACTTTCAAGTCGTCACAACGTGGAATGTCGTCTTTCTTGACCGTTGTGGTCGTTGTTGTCTTTCTTTTAGCCTTGGACTTCTTTTTTGCCTTAGTCTTGGTAGTAGTGAAGTCGCTGGCTGTTGGTAGTTTGGCCATGAAAAGACCGACGCTCGAGAGTTTATTTTTTGAGTAAGTTCCAGCCGAGTCAGTCCAACTTGCTGTTGCCGGCTTGTTCCATGCTGGCAAGCCCTTATCAGTTCGCTTCATGATCGCAACGGAATAGACGTTCCCTTTCTTTTGAAAAGTGATGTCACCGTAAAAGTTGGCAAAACTGCCGACGCTCGACGTCCCCTTTTCCTGTTCAGAAGTGTAAGGCGTGTCAGTCTTGTTTGCTGACGTGTGTCCCTTACCAGTTTTGTCCATGAAGACTTCATGATAATTGGTAGCCGTTCCGATTTGGCATTGTAGCGTCACGTTCGTCGTCTTGTCGTTATCCTTGAGCATTATTTTGCCAATTCGCTGGTTAGACGGGTCAAGCAAGTAAAGCTCGATTTTGCCACCTGCTCCGGCTATCCGTGCAGTCAATTCAGCACGCCAAACAATTCGCCAGTCTGTATATGACGAACTAAACGACGAGTGTTGCGCAACAGCCCCACAAAAGATGTGTCTTTTTAGCGTCCCAAATTCTTGGTTGCCGTCCTTATCTTTTGCCATAGCGATCGAGTTTGGATACGAAGTCATTTTTGCAGTGCTTGAAACGTAACCATTTTGTAGAGTCCAAGGAACTTTAGTAGAGTCGGTGATAGTTGCCCACGTGTCTAGTGTGTTGCACTTGTCGTCAACTCTTAGCGGCTCGCTTTTGTTTACAATTCCGGTCGTGTCGTTTTCCGGGTCAACCCCAAGCATGACGTGTTCTTGATTTTCCTTGTTGATAATTTCAATGTTCGAGATGTCTTGGGTAGCAATAAGTGTGAATTCCGGATAAGCGTCAGCATTCGACTTGCTATCGTGGATTTGGACAATTCCGTCGTCGACGTGTTCCATTAATGCAGTAGCGTCTTCGCCGGTGTCGGCGTCCACAATCGTACTTCCGTCGACAGTTCCGTCACCTTTGAAAACGCCAATGTCGTCAAGTGTGAACTCGCCATTCCCTGCAACACTGGTCAAAGCTATATAAGCATGTTCTGACGGGTCGATTGCCGTCCAGTCGATAACTACATCGAACGAAGCACTAACGGCCGTCGTGTTGTTGTGGGACAACGGAATTGTTGAAGTAATATTACCAGAATCGTCAGAAACAATGATGTCGACATTGGCTTCCGTTATATCGTCGCTCTTGTGCCAGTCTCCGACGATGTGGGCTTTGCCGGTGTAGTTATACACGAAGTCACTTACAAGCTCGTACGCCTTATGTGGTAGCTTGTCATCGACCATTATGATTTGTGGGTAACCGATTGAAACGTATTCGCCCGACGCTTCCACAATCATACGTGGGTACGACGTTGTGATCGTCGTTTGTGGGTCACTGTCGGAATTTGAGTCAGTTCCGTATCGTGTCCCGTCGGCCGTTCCAATTGCAACATATGACTTTTTACCAGTGTAGCTCGTATATACAGCCCACAAGTAGCCGGCGTTCCACATCTTTCCGGAATAGTTAAAACTCATGCCGCTAGTGTATTGAGCTGTTGCTGTTCCGTCCGTGGTTGCTGACTTGCGAACATTGACCGTCGTGTTGACGGTGAAAGTCCCTTGTGCGTCAAATAGTTGGCCGTCGGCTTTGACGTCCGAACTGGTTGAAAAGGTGAAGTCGTTTGGAATGGTAACAACACCCGTGTAAACATCTTGATAACCAGAACCCGGGTCGAGTGCCAGAAACAAGCCGTTGCCGTCTTTAAACTCAATCCCGACTTGGCACTGTCCGTTTAATAGTTGAGCATTCCGAACATTTGCAGTGAATCGAACAAGAACCGTCTTACCTTGAACGTCGCTGGCGTTGACCGTGTTGAGTGGGAAAGCCAACGTTTGAAGCTGGTCGTTGTTGTTTTCAGCAATAACATAGCTTTCCGGCGAGTCGACATAGTTACGAGTTGCCAGTGTGTAAGGCTTGTCACCACCGATCGTCTGATCGGGGATACCAACCATGTAACGACGATGTGGGCTGTATGCTCGTGGGTCTGAACACGTGAATGGTACGACGAAAGTGCCGTCGTAAAGGCTTTGAGTAATATCGAAGTTTGCTGAAACATGTGCGTAAAATTCCCAGCCCGGAAAAGTGTCAATTCTGAACGCATGCTCGTTACCGTCTGGCATGAGCCATGAAGCGATTGCATGGATTCGATTCTCGACGTCCTGATGAGAGTTAGCACCGACAAGGTGAAACCCAATGTTGATCGTTTTTGATTGAATCGACGTTCCCTCGTAAAGCTCGCCGATCACTGACCCGATGTCTTGTGAGATGTCGCTTATTGTTGGAACTGGGCTGTCGGCAACGGTTTGCAGTCGTAGGCCAAAGTCCCGAGAGTGTTGCTCGTTGAAAACAACACCCAATTCATTTTGAGAAATTCCGTTATACATTTACTTGCCGACCTTTCCAGCAAACCATTGTGAGTTGTTTGCTCTTGAATTTTGATATTTATTTATAACATCGCCAACCTTGGTCGTACCGAGATAAACGTTACCGCCTTTACTTGTGGCCAGCTTTTCGACTGCCTTGGCCAGCTTGCTATTCTCGTGAGTAGCGCTGTTGGCTTTTGACATGCTTTGGTAAACTTCTGGCACACTTTGAGTGCCATTGGCCATGTTGGTGACGATTGCGTTCAATTTTGCGTACATGCTGTTAGGGTCGGCCTTAATCCGATCACTGATTGAGTCAGAGATTAGGGCGTCAGCGGTCGACTGTCTTGCATTGATGACATTTTCCTTACGGTTGAACGGGTCATCGCCGACAAGCAAGTTCGTTAAACCGGTGAAAATACCGCCATTAAAGGCTTTGCGTACCCTACCAGTCGGACCCCAGCCGCCGAGAGTCAAGTCTGAACGCCAATTTCCGTCGTTGAACAATGCGAGTAATTGGTCATAAGCGGACAAAATGTTTCTATGCCCTCTTGTTGCATAATGGTCGAATGTCGATTGAATAAATTGCAAAATCCCTTTTGACGGGTGGCCAGCTTTGGCGTTTGAGTCCCAATGGTTGACGACTGTCGCATTTCCGCCAGATTCGTGTTGGATAACTTGTTCAACGCGTGCAATGTCCGAGCCAGAAATTGACACGCCCATTTGTTTGGCCGCTTTTCGAATTAAATCGCCGGAAACTTTACCGCCAGTAGCGTCTCCGGAATCGTCGTCGAACAATGGTGCCAAATGCTTTTTAATCCATTCGAAGAATCCGCCACCAACTTCGCTCTTGATTAGGCTATCAAAACTCGATCCAGATTTTTTGGAACTGTCCGACTTGCTAGACTTGTCAGATAGTCCGGGGACACGTCTATATCCTGCAAACTTTTCGCCGAAGCCGTGAACCGGCGCCCAACCGATGTTGGGGTGTGCGCTAGGACTTTGTGCTGACCAGAACCTGCCGCCACCACCGTAGACCCCGACGTGTTCACTACCGCCGTTACCATAGAATACCAAGTCGCCACTTTGTGGGTTGGAAACTGCCTTGGACGATTTGAATTGGTCACCGGAATAGTGAGGGAACGAGATTCCCAGTTTCTTGAGTCCGTATTGGACAAGACCGGAACAGTCGAACGAATCCGGGCCGGTTGCGCCCCATACGTAGGGCTTGCCCTTACCATACTTAATGACGGCATTCAATAGGTCTGACGAGCCACCACCGTCGTTCATTGCGCTATCTGCCATTGTCCACAGTTGTTTCCACCACGATTTCGCGGTGTCAGAAACGTCGTCCATTGCTCCCGAACCAAGTTGCTTCATAAGCTCGCCAGATTCTTTGACGCTATCCGGCAATAATGCTTCGAGGGACTTGATTGGGTCTTTCACGAACGACTCAATGGCCTTTGCTTTACCTTTGATACCTTTATAAAGATTGCCAAACCATGAGCCGGCCTTTGATAGTATCGAACCGGCGTCGTCAGCAACTTGGCCACCAAACCATTTTACGTCGTCGACAACGGAACTAAAGAAACCGTTACCGGAATCGAAGTGCTTGATTCCAAGTCTGTTGGCTGTCCGTAACTCACTGGCGTTCAAGACATTCTCACCGGGTGCTATATTAAACATCGAGAACTTGCCGGGAACACGGTCAATACGACCGTTATTTCTAACGATCGCTTCTTGGTTGCTTCCACCGGGCAAGTCTTGGCCGTCGTTGAGCATGGCGTGTGTCATACGTCTAATTGGTCTATATCCAGTACCAGAAGCAAGATGAACATATCCGGGCAATGCAATGGCATGTTTCTTACCGCCAAACATTGAAATTACCTTATCAATTGCTCCGATACCACCACGCAAAACTCCAATAACGGCGTTCATTCCGCTTTGTGCCAAGCGCTTGATAGTCTTCCAGATATTACCAAAGAAGTTTCCAACGGCTGACCACGTATCGTGCCAAGCTGTTTTGATTGCCTTGCCGACACTGACGACTTTGTGAAGAATTTTGCCTAATGCTCCGCCGGTTGCGTCGTTCAGATAGTTGTAAGCGTCTTTGAATAGGTCTTTGACGCCTTTCCACATATATTTGACAATTCTGCGAGCGTCTTTGCCAAGTTTAGACCAGCGTCCCGTAAACAGGTCGTGAAAGAATCTGAACCATGATTTTACGTAAGACCAGAAGTCTTTGAGAGTGTCTCCCAGTGAGTGGAACAAACTACCCCAGCGCTTCTTGACGTCCTTGACAACTTTCCCTACCCACTTGACGACGCCTTTGTACATGTTTTCAAACCACTTAACGACGTCTGCAAACATCTTCTTGCTTGCGGATATGATACCGTTGACGAACTTTCTGAACTTCTTATTGTGCTTGTACAGTTCGACAAGAATTGCAATCACTGCTGTAATCGCAGTTATCCAGATTGTCCAAGGGTTGGCTTTCATAGCTGTAAAAAGTGTTTTAATGCCCTTTACGGCGTTTTTGATACCAACGTGTACGAATGTCCCAATTGCTTTGGTAACCCTGCCGACGTTGCCAGCTACGAGCTTTAGCGCACTGCCAACGGTCGCAATTGACTTTCTGAACTTGCCAATAATCGAAGTACCGTCGCCCTTACCAAAAATGTCGAGAATGCCGTTCTTAATCTTAGAGTATTTAAACCTGCTTAGTGACCCCAACTGTCTGGCCACTTTGCCGATTGAACTGGCCAAGTTAGACGCTTTCTTGATCGCAAACAGTGCAATGACTGCCTTGGTGACCGCTTCGACGCCTTTCGGGTGCTTCGCAATTGCGTTCAGTGCTTTCTCGACTTCTTTGAGCGGTGAAACGGATTTTTTGCCGTTCCCACTTACCAGTCCGAACCCCTTGGCCACATCAAACAAAATACTTGCGAAAGTCTTCCAGATTGTCTTACCTACAAGGCCGGATATTTTCATTAAGTCCGAAAAAATTCGCAAAATCGCAGTGTGATTCTTGTCAACGTAGACAAGTACCTTGCTGAAAACTTTGAGAATGCCTGCGAACGCGTTACTGATTACTTTTGCATACTTTTTAAGCTGATCGTTCGAGAGTAAATGTTCGACTGTCGAGCGTGCGTTTTTAGACAGGTTGAAAGACGACTTCATAATGTCACCAGTCAATACTTGCCAACGCGATTTTGTATACATAGTCATACCAAGAAACGATGTGAGGGCTTCTTTTTGGCTTCCAGAATACTTCTTGCCCAAGTATGCAAGTGCTTCTGTAAACTGTTTAGCCGTCAACTTGCCGGCGGCCGACATGGCGTAAAGCTGTTTCATACTCTTTCCGGTAGCCTTTTGCAATGCTTCGCCAAACATTGGGAAACGATTAATCATGACAGACATGTCTTCGCTTGACGCTTTACCACCGGCAACAATCTTTGCAAACTGCGTACCAGATTCGGCAAGCGCGTCGTTACTCATGTGCAGTGTTGACCCCAGCGCAACAAATGACTTTGTCCATTTTTCGGTTTCCTCACGTGATGAATGCACGTGGTAAAAGGATTGTGCCATTTTGTCAATGGTCGAACTAGCATAAATTGAGTGTTGCGATATGTCGTTGATGAACTTGACCAGTGCTTTCCCGTCTTTCGGGGCTTGCGTAGTCAGTGAGTGCCAAACAACTCTCATAGTATCTTGTGTCTTGTCGTATGCGAGACCGGTGTCGATGATCGACTTGCCAATTTCTTTTAATCCATTCACAGCCCCATATAAGGCTTGTGACACGAATGTCCCCATGAGAATATCACGGAAGTGGTGAACCCTTTCGCCGGTTTTTTGGAACTTCTCGCCAGTCTTTTCAGTTTCCTCTTGGACTTGTTTCCCACCTTTGAGCTTAATTTCTGGGGCAATTTTCTTTTTCCCGAGTTTGTCAGCGCCTTTTTCGACGTTACTAATCTCTTTGACTGCGTCGCCCTTGGCGTTGATTTTGACATTTGTTGGCTTGCCACTAACTTTGTTAGTTGACTCCATAATGTTCTTAATTTTGCCGTCAGCGTCGCCAGTAACGGAAACTTTGATGTCGCCCTTTGCACCTTTTAGCGAGTCAGTCGTCTTCTTAATGTCACGGTTAGCTTGGTCAGTGTTGGCACTGACTTTCAGTTTGTGACTCTTGTCAAGACTGTTGTCCATTTTCTTGACGTTGTCTTTGACCGTGCCTGTCGCCTTTTCAATATTGTCTTGTATGTTCTTTTTAAGGTTGTTACCAGCACCGTCGCCCAAACCTTTGACGGTTTTCTTTAATTTATTAAAGACTGCCGTCGCTTTGTCTTCGGCTTCGAGTGTGATTACAACACGGCCGTCACTTTCCAAAACATCACGTCCCTTTTTATATTGAACTTAGTAGCTTTTCGACAGCTTCCTCACGACGTTCTTGCGACGTTTTCAGCTTGTAGTATTGTTTTTGCTGGGTCAGACTCGCGATCAGTTTTGAGTCTTTCGACTCCTCATTCGTGGGTACATGCTGTCTTATACTTATTATACGCTTCAAAAGACACTCGTCGGGTAGCGACATAAAAATGGACTGAAATTTTTGCCAATGTAGCCGATCTATCTCGTCCCATAGGTCAATACCGGCGTACATCTTAAAAGCCGAGTAAATGGCCATTGCGTCTTGTTCATAGTCAAAATATTTCTTGCTGTTCTCGTGTATCGGTTTGCCGACAAGGTCGACCCCGTCATGATTCCCGTATGGCGCGTAGTTGATATACTTGGTTAAAAAAAGAAGACCGTCGACCAGCGTTTCAGCGCTGATATTCTGGTCTTCAATGTCCGGGCAAAGTACATAAAAACCCGTTAGCATTCTTTTAAGGCTTATGTGATCGGGGTCGCAAAGCCTGTAAAAGTCAATTACACGATTAAACGAAAGATTGATCGGGGTCACAATGCCGGCGATTTTAATTTTGTCGACTGGTTTCTCTGTTAGTGACCACATGTTCGCACTTCCTTATTTCTTTGTTTTAGCTTTGGCACGTTTAGATGCAAGACTGACAACGTTGTCGACGCTGTCAAGTTCGTCGTTGATTTCGGTATTGGCCATTTGAACTAGTTTTTCGTAGAAAGCCGTCATCTTAGTGTATCCAAGAAATTCGATGAACTCTTTTCCCTTTTGTGCCGGCTTGCCGTCGGTCAACAAGACCGCGTCGAAAAATTCTTCAAAGACTGGTAGCATTTCATTTTTCATTTTGTCGCCAGTTTCCAATCCTGCCAGTTCGTCGAAGTGTTTAGCAAAGAACGATACTTGTTCCGACTCGCTCTTGATGTTCTCGGCCGTTCGCATTGTCTTCATCAAGTCCTTATGACTGGTAAGAATTTTTGCCTGTTGTCCTTTGACGCGTCTATCCAGTTCGACGATTTGTTCGTCGGTGGCCAGACTGTACGTATTGCCGTCAAACTTGACGTCTTTGCCTTGCGGTTTCTTTAATTTATCTAAATCCAATAATGTCATGTATATGCACCCTTTCGAATAAAAAAAGACTCGTCATCTCTGACAAGCCTTATTGTAGCACATTTTAAGAGTTTGAAACAACGTGGATAGTTTCTTTAGCAGTTACCGTCGGGTTAGACTTGGAAGTTACGCCGATTTCAACATCGCCCACCTTGACGCCAGTTACAACTCCGGAAGCGTCGACAGTTGCGATCGTGTCGTCCTTAGACGAGTACGTCACTGTCTTGTCGCTTGCGTTAATTGGTAACACTGACGGTGCAAGGTTCAATGTTGACCCGACTTTGACCGTATCTTCGGCCTTAGCGAGTGTCAACCCGGTGACTGCTACCGTCGCCGGATTAGCTTTTACTCACTGTTACCGGCACAAGCTGGGCAACGGCTTCGTCAGACTTGAGGTAAACTTGTAGAATGGTTGTGCCCTCGGCCACACCGGTAACCTTACCATTTTCGTCAACAGTTGCGACTGACGTGTCTTTGATAGAGTAGTCAACGGCGACGTTGGTTGCGTATTCTGGCGTTGGTGTTGCGGTAACTTGAACAGTTGCGCCAACGGCAACAGCAACAGGATTAGGGGCAACATTCAATGTGTCAACCTTGCATTCAACAGAACCGTCGGTATGAATAACGTATGGCTTGCCGTCAACGGTAAGAGTAGCTGAAATCGGTGAGTTGGCGTTTACAGCGCCAGAATAAGCGACTGGCGATGTGATAGTAATTTCACTAATTCTAATTGTTCCGTCGGGGTCAATGATAACGGCGGTTGTTTCGAGTTCTCGGCCGAGCTTTGAGAACTTCTCAAAGATGAAGTCTTGTGCTGGGTCACCAATGTAGCGGTTACCAGTCAAAGCGTAAGTAATGGACTTGGCTGAAATGTTTGACTTTTGGAATCCGGCGTCAAGCATGTCTGATTCTGTATCGGTAGTTTCGGAAGACGCCGGCGTGAAGTCGGTAATCCCTCTACCAATTCGAGCCATGTTGTAACCGTCTGGGAATGTTTCGGCCATGATGTCCGAAGCCTTTGTACCGTAGAAACCTGTCGGGTCGTTGTTTCCGTTGATGTCGATATATGCACGGGCTTGAAAACCACGTGTGTGTCGCAATGATAGTGTCATGTTTTTTGTTCCTTTCTTTTAGTAAGGTGTTTCAATTTGAACATTGATGTCGAAAGAAAAATAACCGAAGTCGTCATCAACGCCTTGTTGAATTGGTAGCGTCGTACTTGGTGTACCGACAACCGTGAATGAATCCGTATCGCTGACAAGGCCGGCGTCGCTGTTCGTCCGGTTAGAAACAAATTCGGCCAGCTCGTTGAGCGTTGGAAGCCCATTCTTGGCTGTCTTATAAATTACCTCGTACGTGACACTACGTACAGTATACCCCAGCATGTCTTGCGAAACAATGGTCTCACCGGCCTGCTTTTCAATGCCAATGCTCTCGCCAGTATCCGGATAGCCGGCATATACAGGCACTGTCAAATTAGTGTCTTCGCTGACAACCTTGACGATTTGTTCCAGAATGTCAGCCTTTTGGCTTTCAATATTATTTGTCATGAAGCACTGCCTTTCTGTAAGTATTTAACCACTGCTTGCCGTATAGTTGTTTCCCTCGCAAGTCCCAGCGTTTGCCAGTACCGCTCGTAGTGTAATGCCTTACTGGGTGTTTGCCGCCGTTGCGATCGGTAATAATACCGTAGAACTGGGCTTTTGCGTATACGGTGTTGTAAATAATTGAATTGTCATGATCTAGATATGCCGAACCACGCAAGTTTGTGCGGTCTTCATCGCTCCGTTTTGGAACAAGTCTGTTCATGTCTCGCAACATCTGTTGTCTGGTAACGAGATTTGCACGTCTTAAATTGCGTTTAGAGACAATATCGTCGAGTCCGGTAAGATTACTCGTGATTTTCATTATAACACCTCTAGCTCGTAGGAAAACACCTTTCCGGCGACGAATGGCTGTTCAACCTTGATTACGTTGACGACTTTCCGATTGACATTGCCGTCAATTACGTACCAATGGTTGTTAGGGGAAATCTCGTCGAACTTCGGGTCAATTTTGGCACCGTTCACCATTGAGTAATCGACGTAAAAAAGAAAAATGTCTTCGTGTTGCAATGTGTCGCCATTTGATGTCGGATTGAAAATGTGTGTCTCGTCTTTTTTAATTGCCGTTACGCTGATCGGGTCACTGAATTTGGGTTGCTTGTACATGTCAAGCCCCAGCGACTTGGTCATAATGACGGAGTCGTTCAAAAAACGTTGCACTCGTCGTGGTAGCCGGACAATTTCCGCTTTACGCATTACTTAGCCCCCTATACAAAAGACCTGTCGGTATGAGTAGACGTCGAACATTCGCGCTTAACACTTTGTTGAACGCTGACGAGTTGACCCCAGTTTTGGCTGTCGAGCTTCCGAAGTTCAGCGAAGTACGTCCAGCGCTAAACGATTGAATTTCATCGTCGTCGCCGTCGTCGATTGTTGTATATCCGTTCTGTGCTTCATAGCTTAGTTGGGAACACCATGCATTAATGAACTGGTTCTTTGTGAACGTGTCTGTTTCACTGTCTAGTCCAGCAATTGTATAAGCATAGTTCGTCACTTCGTCAAGAACAATGTCGGCAAGCGGTGCGTATTTGTTGAACGTTGCTTCGTCCGGTACGTCTTGCGTGTCGTTCCATGCGTTGCTCTGATAATCTGTAAAATTGACATATGCCATTTATATCACCTCTTTGTCATTATACTATACAAGCTCGAAAATAAAAAAGACACTCAATTGAGTGTCTTCACGAGCGGTTTGTGATTCTATTAGCCGGCTGACGGTGTTGAAGCAGTCTTGCCGTAAAGAATTTTTGAATCGTCAACAATCGCAGTAACGTAGTGCTCGTTACCAGTGATGTTGGTAAGTCCTGCTTTGATGTCTCGTGCAGTTTCGATCATCGCATTACGCTTGAGGTAAGTCTTCATTGCACCCGGAAGTGCAAGAATGTATTCACCTTGTGCCAGCTTGCGAGTACGGTTGATCTCCCAGCCGAACAACTCGCCAAAGTTGCCGGAACTGATGATCGTATCGCCTAACTCTGAACTTCGTGTCCAGTTAGCGCCGGCAAGTTTACGCAGTACGTTAGCGTCCTTTGGGTTCAAGAACAAAACGCCAGTTGCGGTATCGTTTTGCTCTGAATTGAAGTCGGACACATTGTCGATAAACTTGGCGCTTGCCTTGTCTGGTAAGTCCAAGTCGACAGCGTCGGTCATTTGAAGTGTTGCAGTCTTAGCAGTGGCCAAGACATCGTTGTCGACCTTTGAAGCAAGGGACATCGCGATTTGTCGAACGGCTTCATTTTGTGGGTCGCCGTAAGCTGATAAGACAGCTTCGTCGGTGAGCATGATACCGATTCCGGCTTTTTTGATTGTTGCTGTTTGAGTAGCAACAGTCAAACTTTCCATGTCGATTTGTGCACCCTCGGCAACGTCTTGTGCGTCACCGATGTACTTGTATCTCGGCAATGTAACGGTATTGCCGGGCTGTCCTTGCAAGGTGGTATCAATTGGTGCAATACCAGAAAAAGCAATGCGCTTTGGTAATTGTGCTGAAACCATTGCGGTCAATACTTGCGGATTGAATAAGTCTGCTAGTTGAGTCATAAGTTTTTCCCTCTTTTGTTATTTTTCCCCACTTGCTTTTGCAAAGCCATCGGGGTCGTTCTTGGCAAACTCGGTAACTTCTTGGTAGGTCATTTTTGATAAGTCGTGGGCGTTTCCACCGCCACCACCTTGGGGCTTTGGATTGACCGGTGTGATGTGTGCACCTTGGCCGCCTTGACCGCCTTGTCCTTGTCCACCTTGGCCACCGTTGCCGGAGTCGTCGTTGAACAAGTAAGGGTTGTCTTTCTTGACGTTTTCGAGTTGCTCTTTTAACCCTTGAACTTTGCCGTCGTCGTCTAGCTTGATTGTGTCTGTATCAATCAAAGCACGGACAGCAACGTCATTCTTAGCACCGGACTTCAAGAGGTTCAAAGAGATAGCCGAGTCAAGTTTCACCTTATCAACAGCTTCTTTGCGAGCTTTGTCGGCGTCCTTGTTGGCTTTGGTCAAGTCATCAATTTGCTTTTTAAACTCTTCGTTATCGCCGGCCGACTTTTTCAAGTCCGTAAGTTGTTTCTTGCTATCATTCAATTGGTTTTTATAGCTATCCACTTGCGTCTTGAGTGTGTCTCGCTCGGTTTTAATGCTGTCGAAGTCGGTAATTGACTTTCCATGTTCGGCCATGATGTTGTCAATCGCGTCACTGGTTAGCTTCGTGCCGTTTCCCAAGTCCAAACCTGCTAAAAAATCTCTAGTTAATGCCATTTTTGTTTCCTCACTTTCGTGTATTTAACGACGCAACGCCGTCGCATGAGTTTATTTGTCACTATCGTAGACCTCACGGAATACGCTCGTTTTGATATTGCCGTACAAGTCCATTTTGCTTTGTAAATTGCCGGATTGCGCTTTGTTGGCTTCGAAGTAATGAGCTTAGACGGCTTTGTCCGTCGTTGTCGTTCATATGACTGGCAATTGCTTGCCGTTGCTTCGTTAGTCTTATGGCGCGTTCCATTTGACGCTGTCTCTGTTGCAATCCGTATTGCTTAATGGCCTTGTCTGGGTCAATCGCTGGGGCGTTGTTGGTCGACTCGCCGGGAACGTAAATCGTAAAATGCCAATGTGAGCAATTTATTCCTAACGCACCCGAGGGCTTTCCATAACCATGATTATACACCGAATCGTAGCCCTTGACAAAACCTGAATCGCCCGTAGCTTTTAGATTGACGATTTGGCCTTGAATTGGTGCGCAAGCCGGTCGTGCTGACGCGTGCGACGGATAAACGACAAGTGAGTAACCGTAGTCGTCCATTCGCTGTTGTGTTGTCTTGGCATACGCTTGTGGAATTGTTGAGTTCATAACTGTCTTGACGTATCCGTCAATCGTCCAACGGTGGCCAGCTTTGTCAATCAATCCACTTTCTAGCCCCTTAGCTTGGAACTTGTAGACAGCGTCATACAACGATGTTTGAACATTCTCGTCAGCACCGGTCAAAACACGGGCACAAGCGTCGTTGAGAATTTGGGTATATGCCCGACTGGCCGAGTTGTTATGCACGTTGCGAGTGATTAGTCGCTGATTGACAAGGTTGTCGATGTTGTCCTTGGCCACACGTCCCAAACCGTCCAGAATGTAGTCGGCCGTCGTGGTCGCTGGCGGTTTTTCGCGGTGTGTGACCTTTTTCAACTTTGGCTCGACATTCTCGTTGATCGCCTTGCGAACCTCGGCAAGAATCTCGTTGATGACAGCGTCAGACTTTCCGGACATTTTGCTGACGTACTTGACAGTGTCATTCGTGAAGTCGCCAAGCTCGAGCATTTTCTGGGTTTGCCATTTCAAGACGTTGTCGCGAGTAACTTGGTCGAGTGTGTCGTCTTGCAGTCGGTCGATAATATTTTTGAGAATGTGCATTTGAAGTCGATCATAAACATCGGTCATTCGTGACGACAGCAATGTGAGCTGTTTTGCTTTCATGATTGTACCCCCTACATGTTCATATCATTGTTAGGCTGTTTGCTTCCGGGAAAAGTTGTTCCTGCTGGCGCTGTTTCAATTTCGTCAGCCGTTACCCATTTGTGATTCTTGACGATTGCGCTTCCGTCAGTCGGCTGGTAGTCAATCATGTAGACTCCTGCCGGTGTTCCTGCCGGTGCGCTGTCAATGACGCCGGTTGCGCCTTTCATGCCGGGCATATGGTCAGCATTGACTGTAATCACATCGCCCGGAGTGAATCCAAACTCGTCGGGTTGCTCGCTTCCAGATTGACCAGACAACGGGTCGACAAGTTGGTTCTGTTCAGTGCCGGCTGGCGTGTCGTTCATTCCTTGGCCAGTTTCGGAAGCAATTTCATTCGCCCATTCACGGGCTTGGTCTTCGGATATGTCCATAGTCTTCATGATTGCGTACCACGTTGGAATTAGGCCGCCGTTCTTTAGTTCGATCATGTAGTCGGCTTGTGTCTTGCGGTCAGTGAAAACACCGTCGTCAAAATGAACGTTGATGTCAAGGTCGTCGATGTCGACTTGCTGGCCAGATAACGGACTTTCGCCGGGGAACAATTCGGGAATTGTAGCAATCTCGACGATTGAACGCACAAGGTCAATGATGTCGTGTTCGACCATTGTCAAGAAGCTCGAACGGGTCTGGTATGTGGAACTGTTTTCAGAAACAACTTGTGTGGCCGTGATCGTACCAGAACCCGAGTCGTATGCAAAAGTTCCGTTAGATAGTCCGATTTCCATTTCAAGCGTTCGCAAATAGCTCGACAATGCTGACGTAAATTGGTCGATACGCATATCGTGGGTGATGTCAGTCGGTCGGAAGTCGTCAGCGTCGGCACTGTTAGACAGGTATACATCGGTGTCAGAGTCAAACGTCGGTTTGTGTGCGTCGTCGAAGCGAACCATTTCGTCCGGAACGATCACACGACGGCGGCCGTTCTTAATCTCCCAGTGAAACGCGTCATACACGTCGTTAATGGCTTTCAGTGTGTCGAGTGAGTTGTCCACAATGCCAACGCCAAGCGGTGACTCTAGGGACTTATTGTTCGCTCCTGCTGTTTTGAAGAACGCAAAGAGTGGATATTTGATTCCGGACACTTGTGTTTGCTGTTGCATGTTAGGATACAGCGTACTTAGTGGAACTTGTTCGCCGACTGCGGTCTCGTCTGACGACTTGTAAAGCTCGTTGGTGATGACGTAGTTGTCACCGTCCCATTGGTGGAACTCAAGTAGCGTGTAATAAGTGTTTGTGCCAGACTCGCTTTTGACGGTTCGTGACGCGATACAGATTTGACGTACATGTGTGGTATTGGACTCAAGTGGAAAGATTTGGTCAGCACGAGCAAATGCAATCTTGATGTTGCCCTGTGCGTCCACATATGGTCGCTGTGCCATTGAGCCGGTTGCAATTGCACATTCGAGTGCTTCTTCGTACACGTTTCCAAAGTCGTTGTCTTCCAGTACACGTTGAATGAAGTCGTTTACGTTGCTGGCTGTCTTTTCAAGCGCTTGGTTGCTGTTGCCGTCGCGGTTAGCTTTCGAGCCGATTTCAATTGAGCACTTCTCGTTGAAAATGATTGACGCTAAACGTCGCGACACCTTTTTGGTCATATTCAGTGTGAACGGATAGCGCTTTTTGATTTGTTTAAGTGAATTAATATATTTGATTTGTGGAAAATCGTTCTTGAAGAAGCGAATATCTCGAGCAATCCGAATGTATTCAGAATTGTCGACGGAAATTCGTGGGTCGTCGGTGATACTTGACAGATATTTCGGCATGTTTTTACCTCTTTCGTTCGTGTTTTGCTCGGAATGGTTGTGTTCCACCCGTGGGCATTTCTCACTTTGCTTATAAAAAGACTAATATTTCAGTCCAAAGTCTCGTAGATTGTCCGTGACTAGGTACTGAAAAGCGTCAACACTATGGTCGTGTACTTTTAACGGCTTCGGGTCGTCAGATTGTATCGTCTTCTCGTCCCACTCGTAACGCTTGTGTTCGTCCATGAAGCTGTCCATATTTGTCGGCGTTCGTCTCACGTATATTCTACCTTGTGCAAGCAATGATTGTACATAGCTTATCATAATTGGCTTCCGCTTTTTCGCCAAGTGATGCCAGCCAATATTGAACTGCAAGTTCATTTGATGTTCAAGCGCGAAGTCTGTCGTGGCGCTGTCTGACGTTCGTCGGTATGCGTGCATACCCAGTTCTCGCTCGACTCGTGTCTCAAATTCATGCAATTCGGTTGTCAATTCGCTGGGCGCTTTTTTGTGAACTTTGCCAGCCGGTGAGTAATAGTAAGTGTCATAAACTAACAAATGCTTTTTGTTGGTCAGAATGCACGCAACTTCGGCTGTTGCTGACACTTCTTGCCCACTATCCAAGCCAAAATATAGCGACATTGCATGTTCGCCAGTAGGCATACCGTCAACGATGTGGAAGTTGGTCTCTGGGTAGATTGTGTTACCCATGCCGACGACTTCTCCGAGATACTGCCATTTGTAATATGTCGGGTCGTTTTTCTTGACATTCTCAATGATTTTGAGTTGCTGTTTGGTCGTCAGTCCGAGCTTGTCGACTTTATACGTAGAATGGTCGATGAAGTAATCCGAATCGCCAGCCTTGTCAGCAACCCATTCATTCACCCAGTTGTACGGGTTTCTCGGTGGGTTGTATGTGTAATAAATCTTCACATTTTCCACGCAATCGGCCTTGTTACGAATGAACGTCGGGTTGTTATTCTCAACGTCGTCGCGGTTCTTGAACGTCGTCAATTCTTCGTACCACAGCGCAATAATGTTCGAGTCCGTGTTTGACTTGAGCTTTTCCGGGGTCTCGATGTTGTGGAAGTAGAAATGGCTGTTACCGAACTTGTAGTTGATCGCCAGTGGTGACTTCTTGTATACGAACATATCTGTCACTCCGAGCCATGTGAGGGCTTTGATTATTTGGCCATAGATTGATGACCGCAGTGAGTCTTGTGTCTTAGCGAAGCATTCAATGGTGACGTCGTGGCCTTGGCTTGCGTAGTACAGTAATTCATACACGAGTTTTATGCTGACTGTTGCCGATTTGAATGAACCTCGTCCGCCTTTTAATATCACATAAGGCTTTTCAGTCGTCCACATGTCTTTAAAGTGTGGTTGAACTAGCTTTTGTATATCAATTGTCTTTGTGTTTGCGCTTTGGTGGGCGTTGTGAGTTGTTTTGACTGCTCTCATTCTTTTCAGCACCCCATTCGTTGAAGAATTTGATTGTTTGCTTGCCGTGGTCTTCACTCTTTAGATTCTTGGCGGTTTCCTCGGCAATGTCAGCGTCAGCTTTGAGCTTGCGAAGTCTCTCATTGCTCTCAATTCCGTAAATCTTGAGTAGTTGCTCGATTGCCCATTGCTTGTCGTACAGTTCGACAGTCGGTCCATTTCTACCGATTGAAATTGACTTGATGACGCTTGTGTCGAGCTTTGAGCGGTCGTTGAAGTATAGCCATGATATGTTGTAAGTCATAGGGTTGCCCTTGGCGTCTGCCTTGACATTGCCCTTTTCGTCTTTCTCAAGCACCTCGGTATTGCCCCAGTCGGCATATTGACCGATGTCAGCGCCGGCAATCTTTTGCAATTGTTGAATTAGGTCGTTGATCGAGACACCATTCGTCAGCATGTTCTTGTCTCGGGTCGCTTGAATAGCCTTTTGAACTTTAGAATTGTGTTCCATTGCATAAGCACCAAAGCGCTGGTCTTTCACATCTCGGCCGAGTCGCTGGTATGCTGAAACCGGGCTATCAAGAACGAGTCTGTACTGCACATATTGCTTCTGTTGAGGTGTTAGGCCAAACTTGTCTAAAAATTTGAAGTCACTCTCGTCGTATTGCTTAGGTGAGCCGGCTTTCTCTTGCAGTTCGTCGATTCGTTGTTTTGGTTCTTTGTCGTTAATCTCAATCATATCGCTTGGCTTCGACCAGTTGTCTTCTTTGACGTGTTTACGTAGTGTAGTCACACTGACACCGAACTTGTGTGCTACTTTTAACTGTGAAGTCTTGTGTGTTTCGTAGTATTGTCGTACACGATTCCAAAATCTTTTCGGATATGGTGCGTGTTTGTTCTTCCTTGGCATGTTTGCACCTCTTTACTTTGTAATTATAGCACGGCATATAAAAGCCCGTGCGAGCTGTTAGCCTACACGGGTGTAATTATACTCTATTCAATTAAAAACGTCTCATGTGCCCGGATATTTGCAATGCTCTCATGAATTGTTCGTAGTAAGTCATTGGAACTTGGAAACATTCGTCTGGGTCGTCTATCTGGTAAACTTCGAAAAACGATTTCAAGTCCCAATATTTGACTGAAACATACGATACATGTTTGAGAACGATCGTGTTGACGAGTCCGTTATTGTTGTATGTGAACATTTTCCAATTTTACACTTTCAACTCTTTCTCATAGACGGTTGTCCTTTCCGTTTGCTTGACAATTCTAATCCGGCTTTTAGGTATGAGATTGTGAGTCTGATACATCTTTGCGACAATCTTGGCGTCGGCAAGCGTGTCAATCGGCTTACTTTTAACGTATTCAGAACGTGCATTCGGCAAGTATTCTACAAAATATGTCAGATTCTCGTTGTATCCCACTACTTTTCTTTGCATTTTTTAGCCCTCTTGTATGTTGTTTTGACTTCCGTCTTCTTGACCCCAATTGCCAGCTCTGACGGTTTCAGACCGTAAAACTTAGCAATTAGTTTCTTTGCTTCCATTGCGTCTCGCATGGTTTCCCACACGTGTGAGTCAGCCGGGTCGCCTGTCTCGGCTTTCAAAACGTAGTATTCGACTGACTCTGTGTTGACGATCATTTCTCAACCCCCCTTGGCTTTCGGCCTATATCTCAATATACCAGCAATATAATGACTATTGTTACAATCACTAAAAAGATGTTTACTTTGGTTCTTTGACTCATAACTTGTCACTCCATTTCACTTCCTACTAATCTCGTTGACGGTTATTTCTTTGCTGACTTTTCAATCCTTTTCTGATTGGCGATCACTTTCTCACATAGTGCCATGATCGTTTCAGCTTGCTCGCTGTCGGTCATGTTTCGCAGTGCTCGGATTCCGGGACTGTCCCAGAATGTGACGTCGACAATCTCTTGTGAGTGCCCCAGAACGGTCAGCAGTGTGGCCAGTTGGTCACGACCGTTATACATTTTCCATAGCCAGTTAATCGCGCTTTGTTTCTCTTCTTTTTTCATTTCAAGTTCCCCCCCCCTAATATTCCGCCATAAATGACGGGAATAGAATTACATTAGAATCTGTGTTGCCGTCATAACGGTCGATCAGTCTGTAAGCCTCAAGTGTGCCAAGTTTATCGTATTCGCCATATTCGTCGGCGGCAACCGAATTAACACACCGTTCCCAGCAAGCTCCGGCGGTAATTTCAATCGCTTGGTCAACTTTCATGGTGTCTGTGACAGCGATTTTCTTGGCCACCATTTTATTTTTGCCGCAAGCTATCATTCCAAACTTTCTTCCACCGTCCGAAATTTTAAACTCATAAAAATGGTTTGTGCCGTCAAATAGTGGTTCCCAGCCGTTGGTATCACGAAGTTCTGAAAGCTCTACCTTGCATTCGCTTCCGGTAATTTCCCCAGCTTCAAGTCCATAAGCAACTGTCTTGCCTTGCGAGTTTAGTACATATTCATTAGTTGATCCGCATTTCCGAGTAACTGCTCCATTGTGATTGACAATTTCCATTGCGTGTTTGAAATTCATAAGAAATACCACCTTTTCTATTTGATAGTTTAATATTATCACGCATTTACACAGAAGTAAACACTTGTTTTGTACTTTTTTTAAAATAAAAAGGACTTGCTTTCCACACAAGTCCAACGAGCTAACTCAAACGTTCTCGAATATAATTCTTTTTTATTTTTGGTTTTTACACCAACCTCATACTATCATCGTTCATACTTTTTGGCAATCACGGCGAGCAAGACCTCTACATTGTCCAGAACTCTCGCACTGTGTGTGCTGGTTTGAATGTCGTTTTTGACTTGGTCAATGTCTCTTATGCAGGCTTCCAAATATTCTAAATCGTCTTTGAATGTGTTTGGCCGGTACTCGCGGATTTCCCAGTCATCGCTGTTCAAGTCGTCAAGGCTTGCGACATATCGGTGTATCATTCTATGCGATTCGTCTATGTCTGGCGTCATCTCAACGACTTCACCGGACAGCATGGCATAGATAGCCCGGTGGTCTTTCCAAGACTGACGGCGGCCACTCATATGGTGATCTTCTCGTATCTTTTTGGCGACGGTTTCCAATTTCATTACTTAGCACCACCCGTCTGGCTCGACTTTGCCACGAATGAGTTAAAAATCTCAATTGCTTCGTTGACGGTGTCATCTGATACATTTTGTGAAGCACCCTCAAACTTGAGAACGAGCTGGCCGTCTGTTGGTCGTTCGACCGAACTTAGCCAGTATTTGTTATCATCAAACGTCACTTGTAGGTAAGGCTTCTCACGGTCAGCGATCGGCGTCCATGAAAAGGCGATGATTGTCTGGGCGACTGTCACTGGTAAGTCACTAGCTAGAAATGACTTCTTTTCTTCGCTTGAAGAAACGTATGAGCTTCCGGTGACCTTAGCTTGTGTTACGCCTACCGGCTGGCTACCGTCGTTCTTGACAACATAGTAACGTGAGTCTTCCTGTGATAATACTACCGCGTATCCGCTTGCTTGCATTGCTTTTTCAAATTCTTCTAGTGTCATTTTTCGATTCCTCCGCTTTCAATAATCAATTCATTAAGTGATAAGTGCATAGTTTCGGCGAGTGTTTTGAGATTTTTACTCGTCGGAATGTTTACACCATTTTCCCAGTTGGACAAAGTCCCACGACTTAGCTTGGTGACTAACTTCTTGTTGTATCTGTCAGTGAATTGGAATTGTGTCAGCCCACGGCGATCACGGAACTTCACTATCAAGTTGCCGAGCTTTTGTCCGTCAATAGAAAATTTATTTTTCGTTTCCGTCACCATTATATGCCCCCTTTCCGGTGCTTCCAAAGCCTTTTGAACCTCGATCGGTTTCCGGATTGTCAAACTTGTCAACGTCTTCAATTTTTATTTTGGCCGGCATTTTGTGGAAAACAAGTTGGCCAATTTTGTCACCGGGAAAAATTTGTACGATATTCAGTGGATTTTGTGACACGTTGTACACTGCGCATTTTAGAATGCCACGGTAACCGTTGTCAATCGTCCCAAGAACGGCCTTGAATGGCGAGTTTGTTTGCCACCCAGAACGGCCACGCAAGTCAGCAAAGTATCCGTCGGGCAGTTCGATACCGATTCCTAAACTAATCTTTTTAGTTTGTCCCGGTCGAATCATATATCTCGATGTAGTGATTTTGCCGTCTTTGTTATATTCGTAGTCAGCAAACACATCAATGCCGGCGTCGCCCTTGTGTGCGTGTTCCGGAAGTTTTGCCGTCTTAGTGAACCGCTTGACATGGACTGCGAAGTCAACGTCATTTTTGATGTCCTCGTCGTGTTTGACGTCCAACTTTTCCACATGCTGTTGCAAAACGTCGAAGCTGTTGCTTAGAATCGTGATCTGTTCGTTTAAACTTTTCATTGTAAGTTTTTCCATTTTTAAATTCCTTTCAAGAATCTTGTATATACTTCGTAGCTTTTTCCGCTCTCGTCTACCACGGTCGATATATTCTTGCGACCTTGCTCGCGTCCACCGTTCTCGGTGCTGACAACCGTGCCAATGAATTGTTGTCTAATCACACGGCCGCACATCTTAACGGCCGGAACGATGACCTTTTTGCCATTCCCATACCTCAATTTTAGAACAACTCCTTTGTAAAAAGTCCAACGTTTGCCTTGACGATGTACAGTGGTGTTTCTGGGTGCTTGAGTGCAAACAGTGACATGCGCAAAACGCTGTCTTTGGTCATGGTGTATTTACTTTTGGTGTCAACATAGTAAGCTGGCTTACCGTCATCGTCAAAAATAACAAAGTCTGGCGTATACGTGTGACTTGAATGGTGCTTCTGGCCATTCTTGAATTTTGGAATAATTTCAAACTTTTCCGGGTGGTGCTTGTACTTAATTCCTACGCTGTCCATATACAGCGCGTAAGACCATTCAAGTTCAGAGTCCCAATGCTCACCACGCTTGTCGAATGAACTATGATGATACCGGCCACCGCTTCTGGTTGCTTTTAACCGTTGGGCTTCGTGTGGGTCATATACTCCGCCATATGGATAATTACTCGGTCTCACTTCTTACTCGTCCCCTTTTCGTCCAGCTTCTTGTCGAACTTTTCCAACTTGTCGGCACAGTTGCCAACTTTTTTGTCGATCATGTCGCCCCACTTGGCGAGAACAACGAACAGAACCGTCAGCGCAAGCAACACAAGCACATAAAGCATGTACTCGTGGAACAATGTAAGCATACCAACAGCCATTATACATACGCAAAGCGGTACAAACATGTTTGCGAGCATTTTACTAAAAACGACAGCCAAGAAAATAAGTAGAATCAATACGATCATTTTTGACGCCCCTCTTTCAATTCATCTAACATCATGATAAGCAAAGTCCCGGAAATCATCGCTACCGGAACAAGCACAAGCCAGCCAACAACGGTGTTCCATTTAAGAATGTCAACGCTTGCCACGAACATAATTAGCACAAGGAACACGTTTCCAACTTTCCCCATTCCTCGGTAGACGCCCAGCATAATGATAATTACAATTAGCCATTCAAACATCTCAATTCCCTCTTTCTAGTCTTTAGTGACCATTCCGAACAATCCCAGCCCGTTGTTGATGAAGTCTTTAATAGCTTCGACTTGCTCCTTGGTGCACTGAACACTTATCGTGTACATCGCTGTCGGTGCTTCTTGCGGCGTCTCGTGAGCTTCGGGTGCGTCGTCGAGTATTTCACCCGTCTCGGGGTCAATCGTTCTCTTGTGAGCTGTTTGGCTGTTTTCCTGCTGTTTCTTGATAGACGCGTCACGGTTAATCATCTCTGACGCTTCGCCAACAGTTTTACCGTCTTCCAACATCTGAACGTACTTAGTTGGGTCTAGGTTTGAACCGATCGCCAATGACTTAACGCCGGCAATTTCGTGTTCTCGCTTTTTCCGATCTTCGGACATTTGTTTCAATTCACCGACCACACCGTCCAGAATTTCGGCATTGGTTGCTGTCTTGTTAGTCCACTTTCTGACGACTTCAAAATTCTTCATGTCGTCATCATTGACACCATACTTGCTTGCCATACTCATGGCCATAATTAAAACTTGGTTAGCTCGCTCTCGCCGCTGGCTTTCTTCAAAATCGTCAATATTCTGTTTCAACGGTGTTGCGACGTTGTCAATTTTTCCGACCATTGTTTTTATGCTGTCTTCAAACGGCTTCAAGACTTGTGTGTAACTTCGCTTAACTTCTCGGCGTCTATCGGTAAGTGTGTTCTTGACCTTATTGAGTTGCTTGACGGTGTCCTTGTCTTCCTTGACTGTGTTTTCAGTCATGACTCGGTTGCTTGCCTTGGCCACAATACTATCAACGAACTTGTTTAGCTCTGCTTCAGCAACGAAGTTAATCGAACCAGTTTCAAACTTGACTAATTCCTTATTGGCGATGTCCTTGACGATGTCTTCTGGCTGATCGGTGTTGGCCGGTGTTACGTCAGTTAATGCCTTTTCGCCTTTTGCTGAAATGGCGTTGATAGTTTCTTGCAAATCCTTGATATTACTAGCTTCTTCTGTCATATTAGTAACTTCCTTTCTGTTGATGATTATATAATATCACGCAATCAAGACAATGTAAACACTTGTTTTTGAAATATCTTTATGATATTATAAAAACAATCAAATAAAGGGGGTTTCAACCATGAAAGATGACTTCAAAGACATTTTATACCGAGCAATGTCTGAATTTTTCGACGATGTTGACGAAACTAATTACTTACGAGCTTCACTGTATTTATTGATCGCAATTGTAATCGCCATTGGTTGCATTTTAGGAATTGCTTTTGTCAACTTAAACATGTAACATGTAAGGCGTGCCAGTGGCACGCCTTTCTACGTCTTGTATGTGCAAAAAAAAGAGAACGCATTCGCGTTCCCTTTTTTGTTTACAATAATTTTATTTTAGTACCGGACTTCTTGCCGGTGTTGATGTAGTAAGTATATTCAATCGACGCACGACCCTCACGAACGAGGTTCTTGACAGCAATATATACGCTGGTACGAGCATATCCTGTCAGCACTGACAACTCTTTGAAAGACGTCTCGTAGATGTCATGTTCCTGCATGGCCATGATAACCGCCTGTTCAATGCGTGCCTTTTTGGACTCTGAAAGTCCGTCCTTGATATAGTCTCTCATTTTTTCCACTCCTCTAGTAGTTTTGACTCGTCAAATTCTTTCATGAGCTTTCTGACGGGTGCTTCGCTGTCAACTTTTCCAAGTCCGAGAATTTTACGCTCTCTGTCGCCGAGTTTGATCGGTATAATGTGCCACTTAGCTAAAAATTCTTCAACGCCTTGGTGCTTCTGCATATGGTGTTCATTACACAGCGATAAGTAATACATATTTTCTTGATTGAGCTTGTCTCGGTTTGCCCCACCACCGACCGCAAAGAAATGGTCGACGTTGGCATGTGGTCGCCCACATACGGCACAAGTCCGAGTCATGAGCGCGCTATACATATATTTGTGCAAGTCTTCGGCCAATTCGAACAGCCTGAACCGTGTTTGAATCCCGTTACGTAGGCAAAAGTCGATCAGCCAGTCGATGAAGTCGCCAGCTAGTTCTTGAGAAGCGCAATTGTCATGCTTGTAAGACAACGAGAATTCAGGAACCCTTTTATCGGCACAATATGTGTCTTTCATGATTCTATAAAAGCTCTTATCACGTACCCCGTTGTACTGGAATCCAATTTCACCACAAAGCGCCATGATTTTGGCTCGTTGCTTTGGTGATATTAGTTTGTGGTTGTTGGCCGTCAGTTCGACGATCGGGTCGCCCGACGCTTCCACAACCAGCTCGTTGATGTCTTCGGGCTTACCTCGAATAACAAAAAAGTTGTCGCCAGTCTTAACAATTTTTCCTATCACGACTTGCTTCCACCCCCTACGACCATATCAATCAATTCACTAGCCATTTTTGGTGTTAGCTCTGACATCGACTCGACTTTCGCTGTTTTCAATGCAAAAGCCTCGTACTCTTTTTCATTCTTGCCGTCTTTCTTGGCTCGATCAGCAAGTAAATTCTTGAGATATGAAATTTGCTTCTCTGACGCTTTACCAGACGTTTTCGGCTTGCTTGCTTGTGATTGACTGTGATACGTGTTTGAACGTCCCTGTTGAGCTGTCTGGGTGTTTTGCTGACGTTTTGAGCTGTCACCGTCGTCGTCGGTGTCAATTGCAATGTTGAAAAACGAACCGAGTGAATAACGTCTTAGGTACGTGATAGTCGACCCGACGTCTTGTGGGTCAGATTCGCATACTGCATGTAGCTTTGTGCCAAACGTTTTGTAACCGAGAACTGATTCGGCGTAAGAAATTACTTCGACAAGTGTCTTGCTTGTCTGGCCACCTTTAGGCAAATCAGTATGCACTGGCGACGTTTTGACGTCAGTTCCGGGATAAATGCCTGTGCCCTTGGTTGCTTCTTTTAGAACTTCGAGTAAAGCGTTTAGACGTGTGTACTTGTAACCCTTGAAACCGTTACGGGTCTGATAGCCAACTTGGCCGGTTTGCTCCGGCTGTTTGAGTGCTTGGAAAACTATTCCCATACGCTCGCTGTAATCCGACTGGGAACATTTTTCAATGATGTTTCCGAGTGTCTTGTTATCAATACTTGGTTCAGCCTTTTTCAAATTAGTGTATAGCTCCGTGGCGTGCGTGAGCATATCTGCATAGTTTTTGAACATTTGAATTCCCCTTTTCCTTTTGATAAATACATTATATCGCTTTTTTGGGTACTTGTAAACAACTGTTTTTTAAATGCTTCTATGGTCTGGAACTTCTTCATCGAAGATGATTGCATGACCACGAGAATTACGACGCATTCTCGATACTGTTCTCGAGTCGTAGTTATCTTTCATGTTCGCCGGGTCTAAATTTGTTGTAACGATCGTCGAACGCTTCTCACGATACCGGAAGACAACGTCAATAAAGTTCTTACCCCATTCGGTATTAGATTCTGTCCCAAGGTCGTCGATCACGACGACATCAGCATTCTGGATTCTTGAGTTTATTTCGTTGATCTTGGCTGTCTTCTGCGGGTCGCTGATCGCCATTTTTCTGAACTCTGTGAAAAGCTCGATGTCGATGAACATTGCTTTTGCTCGGTAGCCCGTTCTTTTAAGAATGTCGTTAATCATTGCAACAGCAAGGTGAGTTTTGCCACGGCCGGCAGTCCCGAACAACATACAATGGACTGGGTCGGATTCTTTACGTGGTTTCATGCGTGTTGTGTTGACGGTTGGCAAACTGTCTTGTTCTCTAAAAGCGCCGTTGATAGAATTGGCAATCTGCTTTGAACTTTGACTCGCTGTTGCATATGCCTGTTCCATTTCAGTTTGGGCTTCTGGACTGTCTGACTTCGTGTTGAAACTGTCAAAGCTGGCTTTGAGTGTTTCACTGTCTGTGTAAATGCTATACGCTTTTAGAAAAGCATATGCTTGTCGTTTGAGTGCGACTCGTGTCCATTCCTGTTCTTTCGTGAGCTTTCGACGCTTGGCTGTCCCGTTCTTTTGTGAGTATCCACATTTGGGACACGTCCCGGCCATTTTGTTACCGTTGGCGTCGGGCTGTTTTGGCCGCAAGAGTTGTGAACCGTGGCAGTTAGGGCATTCAACCCCAAATGTTTCAAATAGTTGGGCGTACATTTCGAACAAGTTACTTTGCATATCAATATCTCCTCTTTTCTAAAATGCGAACTTGTCTTTGCTTAGGTTCTTACGAGCAGTTGAGTAGTCTTGCGTGTCAGTCTTGAAAGGCTTACCCTTGCCAGTGTTTGCCTTGGGGTAAAGTTGGTCGAACTGTTTCCGTAACTTTGCCGGGCTTAGAATGTTGAATTGCCAGAAAGAATCGGTCTGGCACCACTTAATAACCTTGCTGACGTCGTGTAGCGAGTAGCCGTCAATCTCTACTAGCTTACGCATATCATCAGACCATGACTGCATGTTCGGCTTCTTACTGTACTTTGGATTATTCTTTTTGATGAACTCTAGTAAGTAGCTTGCAAGCTGATAATAAGGACTCTGGTCGTCGTAAGTCCGTTTCTCGGACTTCGACTTCGGTTTTGGATTCTTGACTACGGTTTTATCTTTACTCTTTATCTCTTTACTCTTAACTCTATACTCTATACTCTGCGTGACATTTTTGGGACATTGTCCCGACTTTGTGAAAGTTGGCTTTGTGTCGGCTTTTGTAGACCCACAATCTTTCAACTTTTTTGCTTTCATCTGACCAATTCCTGACCAATTGGTTTTCTTGGCTCTTTCGATTCGCTTGCTTCTGGCATAGTTAGTTTCCGACCCGACCATTTCATTGATTTGCGTAACGAAGAACGTACCGTTATCCATACGGTTGACAATTCCAATTTTTTCAAACAAGTTCAATGCGACCATGACTGTGTCTGGCTCGGTTCGTGTAATCTCTGAAATCTTGGCCACATCGTATGGAATAATCATGTCGCCGACGTTTCTGAAAAGCATGCCGTCGTTCTTGAGCGACTTCAAACACAATTTCAAGTAGAAAAGGCAATATTCCTTGCCGTTCTCTTGTTCCTCTATCCATGAGATTGTATCGTCGTCAAAGAAGTCTTCTTTAAGTTTTAACCAATAGTAGCGCTTGGCACGTTTGTCTTCTGACATCTTGCATACTTCCTTTTCTATTTTTTAATGCACCAACATAGTACAACGAATTAAGAACAAAAACAAGTGTTTACATTACTTTGATTGCGTGATATTATTTACTTGTCATCAAGACAAAACTAATTGAAAGAGGTATTTTGATATGAACAAAAAGTTCAAATTCAACTATAAGGGTAGTACGGTTCGCGTTGTTCTAGTTGGCAGTGATGACGAACCATACTTTGTGGGAATGGACGTCGCTGTCGCCATTGGCTATTCAAGAGGTGGCCACTCTAATGGCATACCAAGCATGGTCATTCGAAAATTAGTCAAACGTTCAAACAAAATGCGTGTGGAAGTTGCACCACGTAACTTTCAAATGGCCATTTTGTACAGTGGGATTTGTGACATCGCCGACAATAGTTCCTATAAAAAAGAAGCTGATGACTTTAGACATTTCGTTTTCGTAAAGGTCTTTCCACAGCTAGATAAGATGTCAGTACGGTGCAAGCCAGTCAGCTATTTCGTTGACTTGTGGACAGTTGAAAGAAAGGAAAGTGCAACAATGACGGATAGTATTAAGATTTTTAATTTCGACGGTTACGACGTTAGAACAGTTTTAATCAATGACGAACCGTATTTCGTTGGTAAAGATGTGGCAACAGTCCTCGGTTATTCTCAAACTGCAAAGGCTATCAGAGAACACGTACCAGCAAAATTCAAAGGGGTGTCCATTTTAGACACCCCCGGCGGAAGACAAGACGTTACAATTATTTCCGAAGCCGGCCTGTATAAACTGATTTTTAAGTCGCATGCAAAGAACGCCGAGAAGTTCACCGACTGGGTAGCGAGTGAAGTGCTTCCGTCAATTCGCAAACACGGTGCTTATATGACCACCGAAAAGGCACAAGACGTCATGACTGGCGCAGGACTGGCTGACCTGCTTTTACAAGCTGGTCAGAAGCTAAAAGAAGCCAACGTCACGATCGAAAAGATGAAGCCAAGTGCCAGCCTTGGCCAAGCAGTTTCAAGTGCCGACGGGTCGATCAGCGTTGCGCAGTTGGCCAAACTGATTACTAAAAACGGATTTGCAATCGGTCAGAACCGGCTTTTTAAGTTTTTGAGAAACAACGGATATTTGTCGAGCAAAGAGGGTCGCAACCACAATTCACCAATTCAGAAGTATGTTGAACAAGGACTTTTTGACTTCAACGAAACGGTTGTCAACACCAATCACGGGTCGATCGTAAAAGTCACACCGCTTGTAACTGGTAAGGGTCAAGAATACTTCATCAATCTTTTCACAGGCATGGAATAAACAAGGGGGTCGTCTTATGCGACCCCCTTTTGTGTACAAAAAAACAGGCACGTGCTTACTTGAAAGCGACATGTCTGTAAAAAAATTTTCAATTTTAGAAAGGAGGTATTTCAATGAAAACAAAAGGTCGTTCGCCACGGTATTCCGTTATCGTTGGAACACCTATATAATACGGCTTGAAATAAATATTGTCAACTAAAAATCTGCTTTTGGTGCTGAATACAGCCAATTTGCAACTGTCTTACCGTTCTCGTGCTTTGAATAGCCGATATAGACGTTTGAACCATATAGCTGAATGCCCTCGGTCTCGACTTCACTATTTGGCCAACTTGGGTCACTAACGACTGTCCCGGCTGGCAATCTACCACCAAACCTAAACTTGCGAATTTTGCTATCTTGGGTTGCGCTACCGCTTGAAGTATACAAAACGTCGTTGTCAGCCAGTTCAAGCCCTTGGAAAGAACCACCGAACAAGCTCGACTCTGTGCCACCCATTGCATGAGACTTAATTGGCGCGGTAATTGATACTTCACCACCTGCTCCGGCTTGTGTGAACAGTGAGTCAATTGTGGCCATGTCGAACAGTTCAGAGTACATCTCGTCATTCTTATCGAAGACCATGACAGCCAATTTTGCTTCGCTCGATGACAATGCAAACTCTACTCGGCGAACACCGCCAGCGATTGAGGTTGAGCCAACGTGGTTCAATGCCCCAATTCGTGGGAATTCGGTGTAAACGTGCTGTTGTTGGTCACCGGTATAAACGACCTTGGTCAGTTGAGTGGCAAACTTCGTATAAGTGGTTGTTGAAGTATCTTTCTTAACGGTTTGACCTTTGGTGACGATAATCAGATAAGTGCCGTTATTACCATGATAGACTTCAAGTGACTGGCAATGGCCTGCTGAATAAGTTCCATTGCCGATGATGTCTTCATAGTCCAGTAAGTTCGCTGTCTCACCAGAAATGTCCCAGCGTTTAATTCTGATCTTTGGGGTGCTACCGGTAACGATACAAGAATACGCGATCGTCGGGTTAGCCTTGTCGATTGTGATTTTTTGTTCGACGACATCTGGCGATGAAATTGGAAAAGTTCTATACAGACTTGGGTTGATTGACATTTTATGACCTATTTATTCAAATTTTTGGCTTTCGCCAACTAATATTATAGCATACAAAAAAGCACCGGAGTCCATACCGGTGCTTTGTGTGAGTATCTGTTTTTCTTTTAAAGAGAAAAAATGAACTTGCCTTTGTTGATTTACGATACATCAATTATAGTAACATGTTTTGGAAACTTTGCAAGTATCTTTTTAACACGCTTATTTTCCCGTTTCAGACGTTTTAGTGTCCGAGCCTGTAATTGTACCAGATTGATTGTTTGAAGCGTCTGTCGCGTTGCTATCCTGTTTTGGTTGCGTTGTGGGCAACGTTGTACCGTTGACATCCCCTTTGACAGTTTGGCCGGTGCTAACAGTTGCCACGTTCGGGTTGACCACATTCACCGAATGAACTGCTGTCTTGGCGCTCTTGGTTAGTGCGTCAAGCTGGTTGGTCAAATTATCGGCATTCTTGATAATTGTTGACGGGTCAATTTCAGCACCCGAGTTTTTCAAAATGCTATTGTCGGTCATGACACCCCATAGTGACAAGACTGAACCAATGCCAACGAGCGCTTGTAGCACTTGGTCACTGTTGATGTTTAGACCAATTGTGTAATGAAGTGCTACCAGCACCACAACGGCCAATGAAGCCGAGATTTGAAGCCAGAACTTGACGTCTTTCTTGTTTGCCTTAAAAGTTGCGATGATTAGTTTAAATTCTTTCATTTTTAAGTCCCTTTCGTTTATCCTAATGCTTTTTCAATAATGTAGATTACTAGTGTGACTCCAATAGTCCCGATCAGTATTCCATAGACACCGTATACCATTTTCGTGATTTGAGCCATGGAAACATCGTGTAGCTTTGAATTTGCTTCGATTAAATGTGAATTTTCCTTGCTGATCGCCAAGGCTTTCTCGGCTTTTTCGTTTGTTAATGACATTACGTCGAGTCGAGCTGAAATGTCTGCGACTTGTTTTTGAATGTCCATTAGCATTTCAACTTCATTAATTTCTGACTTGTCGTTGACTTTCATGTC